TTTTCCATGGACATATCTCTGTAATTCATCAGCAAACCTAACGTTTATTTCTCCTTGGAGTTTAATACGTTTAGTTCCACCATTGGATACAGTTACTATCTTTCTCTTTCTCATATCTAACCAAGATTGAGGGATAGTAGTTTTGTCTACATCTACGAAATCCTTAGTAAGTTCAGCAAGAATACTCTTAAACTCATTAATAGTAATCCTCCATTTATCCTTAGGAACCTTCTTCAAGTTTAACAAAGTATAATAGTTGTCATAGATATAGTTTCTATTTCTGTTTTTAAGAAAAAAGACTTTATCTTTCTTAACAAACTTGATACTGTCATAACTGTTTGGGGGTAGTAAGGATTTGATATAAAACTTCTTATTCCCTGTAAACGCTTCATCATACAAATAAACAGACTGTGGTTTTTTACAATCATCGTAGTTTATTACGCTGGACATATAACCATTTGTCTGTCTAAATGTTCCCCTCATAAAGTGGGACATAACTTTATACTCATAAAACAAATATTGTTTCATGTTATACAAGTTCTGAAAGTCAGTGTTTTTGTACTGAGAATAAACAGGTTTTATAAAATCTTTGGAAGAGTACTTCTTAAGATTAGAAGCATTCATTTTAACGTTACCTACAGTCACATATCTATCCTGATGAGAATAATAATTAAATATCTCATGGATGTTTTTACAATCAATTACAGTTTCATTATATTTCTCTACGAAATAATCAGAAACCTTTTCAAGCTTTTCAAGAATTACCTTTTTAGCTTGACTAGTATAAATTATCTGCTCCCTATTGGGAGTTGGAAACAAACCATCACTTAGTGTGAATCTTAGTCCTATTGGGACACTGATTTCACTAAGACCCAGTTTTGAAAAGTCCATTGGATAATATACATTATCCAGACAGATGTGCATTCTTTTGTCTGTATTCATTTCAGAAACCTGAAAATGTTCAGAACGAAGAATGTGAAATTCATTAGTGATAATGTTGTTAAGCACATTGACATCAAAATACACACTCTCAAAATAACAGAGTTGTTCCTTGATTTTAGCAAGGAATGTATATTTATCATTATACTTAACAGGAACAATTACTTTTACACCATTACGTTCGCTTGTTGGCTGCTCATATAGCAGGTCGATGGTATTTACATCTTCACCCTCATACATCATATATTTTCTTTCTACACCATCTTTACGACAGGTAAAATAGAAACTAGATGTGTATGCTAGTGGGGCTTTGAAGCCTAGCATGGCTTTTCCTTATTTTCATAAGGCATGGACTATATCATCACCCTATCACTTGATAGGGGCTGGACGCTTTTTCACTATGGTACTACCCATAGCTACTTCCTGTGATTAAGCAGACTTTACTGCTCAGGTAGTCTCTAAACGTTCTGAAGATGTATCCTCAGCTTCGCTTTTGATTATCTTATTAAACTCTGTAACTTTATTATACTTTCTAAATAATAAGTAAGTAGCATCTTTATATAAATACTCTAAAACTCTCTGTACTTCCTCTTTTACCTCTATCCAAAGAACATAAGTCATTATAGTTCTTAGTTTTTCTGTTATATAAGGATTTTTTAGTCCTAATTCTTTAGAAATCCTAATTAAGAATTCCTTGTCTGTAGAACAAAAAGCTAGTACTAATTTATACCTATCCTGATGAGGTTTAGATATGTTATAAGTTTTTTTACGCTTGTATTTATAAGTTTGCTTCTTTAGAATTATACTTCCATCTCCATCCATAAATCCTCTTATAAAATGAGGTATTAAATGTTTAGGGATATCAGGAAATTTCATTCCTTCCTTACTTTTTCTGATTTTACATCCAAGATTTATTAAATCTTGACATAACTTATCAGAACAAATATTTACCATTCGTATAGGCTTATAATTCTTTTTTACTTGAGCAGGTGTATGAACATATCTAAAATATCCTCCAGCAGCCTCTTTAGATAGTTTTTCAAGAATATATCCATCTTCTTCTTGAATTCCTATTCTAAAATTTAGCTGTCTGTTACCTGGGGGCTGATAAATACTCCCATCTGCATAAATAAATCCTAAAATATAAGCTTTGTACTCGCTGTCTATTTGTTTAAAATAGTCTTCAGCAATAAAATAATAGTACCCCATTTTAGCATGTTATGTTTAGGATACAAAGTTACATTGTTCAACTTAGAGTTCCAAAAATTCATCCAGTTATTCGAGCAAGATTACTCTTGCAAGGGGCCTAGAACTTGACCCATCATCCCTATTTCTGTAGCACTTTCCCTCTTGGTGGACTTACCGTATTTGCTAATAATGTTTTCTACATCATCAGCATCTAACCCAGTACCAAAATCTTCGACTGAGAACTCATAATTGTTCTCGCCATTAATTTTTAAGGAAACAACAATAGCATCAGTCACCCCAGCTCTCCTATGACTATCTAAAGCATTACTAGCACATTCTCTAACAGTAGAGCCTATTGCATCTGAATATAGATTTTTACTTAACATCTGCATCAATACTTGAGCAGAATCTAAGTCTAGTGACATACCTATACTTCCCTGAGTTTGTCCCTCCTGTTTAACAACAGATTGGGACTGCTTTTCTTGTATCATTTTGTTTTGTGTAATTAAAGTTTACCTTTTTTAATCAACCAAATCTCTTTGTAGTTTAAATCTTGAAATCTTTCTTCTAACACAGTGTAATCATCTAGATTATTCTGATCTAGAATTTCACACTTAACTGAACTGTAAGTTCCCCATTGTCTTTTTGTACTCTTTTTAATGGGGCGTTTAATGATTAGTCTTCTGAAACACCCTAATAAGGGTATCAAAATTTCATCACCAACATCTAGGGTTTCGATATTTACCATCATGGCTTTAAGAAATTAAGATCACACAATAACTGTTTAGAAACTAAATACTCTTGCTCATAAGTAGAACCATTAAAGAATTCTTCAGGATTGCTAATCTTGAAGACTCTATTTGGATTATACTTAAGAGCATAATCAGTGGTGAGATTCTTGAATGAGAAGCCTTGTTCAACAAGCTTTCTCACTCCTGAAGAAACATGTTCTCCATCATTGACTCTCTTAACATAGTTGTCATGCCTTTGTTTGGCATATACAGGAGTACTAAGTCCAATGTACTGAATAGTACCTCGACCAGGTCCTTTATACCAACCAAAAGATATCCAATTACTGTAGGCTATTCCAATGAAGTCACCTACTCTGAGTTCTCCTCCTATATTTAGTCTAACAGGTGTCATTGTTCCTCTCTTTTAATTAACCAACAACTTCTACGAGTGAAATCAATTCTCTTGTCCCTTGTATAGGGCTTACCATTCGCCACAACCAATATTCTTTTAGTATATTGGTGTTTACCATTGTTATAGGTAACAACTTCAACCTCTTCTCTAATAGAACAAAGTACAGAAGTCCATCTTGGTTTACCATCCCAAGTTAATTTTCTACCTTGTGCAGCTAGTTTAGGTTGACGTACTAGCTTAGCTTCAAAAAGCTGGCTAGCACTTGCGATGATGACTACATCACCTTTTCTCAGATCTTCAATTCTTGCTAACATCTTTGATTGTTTTACGAGTTGAACGTTCCTTTATTATAGCTTCTGCTATATCGTAGGCTCTCTTAGCAATATCAGCTGAATCATCAAATGCATAAGCATATTTGATACAGCCTGTGAGAGCTAATCCTGCGAAGATATCTAACAATGTTATATCATCTTCATCTTGTTCTTCTTGTTTATTCATAACTAAAATGGTGTTTCAATATTTAAGAACAGAATTGAGTCATTTATTGACTCCTCAACATTTTGATTAATTTTCGTGAACACTCCCTGAGTATCCCATATCTTTCCACTATATGTTGCTGATACTGGATGTGGTAGTTTGTATGTAGGGTTAATTAAACATAAACTCTCATACACTCCTGCTTCCTTACCAAGAAACAATACTGGTACTCCTGTAGGTCCTATTATCTCTCTGAACAAAAACCTTGTAAAAGGAGCCCATTGAGCCACATGGCTTCCTGGTTTATCCTTTTCAACAGTAAGTGCGCAATTAAGCAACAGCACCCCTTGTGCAGACAGGTAACTCAAATCATATTCACTAATGTAATTCAGGTTTAACCCATTGTACAACTCTTTCTCAATTCCATTATAGAATTGTTGGAGAGTTGGCTGAACTCTTGCTGTCATACTGCAATCCATAGCTACACCTGATGCGATGGGTAAACCATCTATAAATTTAGCATATGGGTCTTGGCAGACAATTACAGCTTTAAGCTCAGATAATGGTGTTTCCTTAAAGGCTCTAAACGTGTTATTCGAAGCTGGGGCAATCTTCTTTCCTTTCTGAGATTGTGTCTTCAGAAAGGCATAAATAGGGTCAAGTCCTCCACGTATAAAAAAAGGCTCTATTTTAGGCCACCAATCACCAAAAAGTGGAGCAAACTTAGTTTTGTCTAATTTGGTATGTACTTCCATATGAAACCTCCTGCTGTTTTTCTTACTGTTTTCTTTTTATTTCTGCTTGTTCCTGCATAATATCTACATACTGTAGAAATTGAACTTGCATCACAAGTTTTTATAGAAATACTAGCTTCTTTAGCAGAATCCCATTTTTTGATAAAGTTACCTTGTAAATCATATTGATTTATAGCTATTCTTTTATCTCCTGTAGTTGAGATTCCTTTTCTACTTTCACTTAAAAATTTTTTAACTTGATCAGAAACCTTTCTACCTTTATTTAGTATACTGAGTTTCTGTTTAGTTTTATCTG